GAGACAAGAGATATACGGATAAGGAAACATTATGCCAAACCCAATTAAAGCAGTTAAAGCAATAGGCCGTGCCGTTGGTGGTATTACGGGTAAGGGTGCTAAACAAGTAAACCCTGTTTATCGTCAATCATATAGACAAAAAGAAGTAAGAATTAAAGGTGAAGGCGAAAAAATAGAAATTTTAAGAGCCAAACAAATGTTACGTCAAGCCGTAGATGAAGGTTATTTAAAAAAACCTGCGGACACTGCTAAAGGAAACAAGCGTGGACTTAAGGCTGCTAATGCTAAAGTTTCTAAAAGAAATAGAGACCAAGTTGATACTCCAGTTAAACGCATGCAACTTAAGATGAAAAATCCAGCACGTGCAAATCGTACTCGTGGTGGAGATATGAGGGGATATTAATGGCTAAGTCTAAGAAAATGAATCTTGGTCCTACCAAGAAATTAAAACCATCTGGCAATATTAAATTTACAAAAGATTATATTTTTGACCCAGGCAACAAAGCAGATTATGCAACCTACATACTAGGTGGACCTGCTACCCGTGCAGTTGGTGGTATTGCTAAAGCAGGTAAAAGATTTGTAAGTAAAGTTTACAGAAACATGGGTAGATAATGCCTGTATCAAAGATTGCAAAGATTATTGCTAAGAAGCGTGCTGCAGATATTGCTAAGAAAAAAATAGCAAAGGTATCTACTCAAGAAGCCCGTGAGGCTGCTCGTGAAGCACGTAAGCCTATTGGTGGTATGAGTGCTCTTAAACGTTCTGGTGGAACTATTCCAACTAGACCAACTAAAGTTCCTAGAGACCTTTCTGTTAAAAAAATTACACCACCTGGCAAACGTAGTGTTTATCAAGAAAGAATTAAAAAAGCGGTTAGAGAAGGAACTGGTGTTCCTGCGCCTAAAGGTAAAAAATATACTGGACCAATTAATCCACCTGGACCTAAGAATCGTCCAGCAGGTTTAAAGTTTACTTCTAAAATAGATGAGCGTGAACCACGGCCAAGACCTTTATCAAAGTTAGAAACTAATATTCTACGTGAAGTAGGTAAGCGTGATTATAATAAAGGTGGAGTAAATCCACTTGCATTTAAAGTGCAACAACAAGAAGCAGACCGTAGAGTTATTAAAGCCTTGCGAGAAATTAAAGCAGCGGAAAAGAAAGTTAAGCAAGTAGAAAAAAGAAATAGACGGGGCAGATAGTGGCTAATCCTAAAAAAATAATCAAGGCTGTTAAAAAGGCTACTAAGAAAAAGCCAATGGGTCCTAAGCAAAAGACTTATCAAATTCGTGGTGCTGAGGCTAAAAGAGAAAGAGAACTAGAAGCCCGTGGTGGTAGACCATCTCCAGAGTTTTTAGCAAAGTTGAGAGAAAAAACATTTAAAGAGATTGAAAGAAAAACTGGAAAGCCGATAGATAGAAGTAAGTATCTTAAGAAAGGCAAATAATTGTTATCAATAAATCAAATTGCAGCGAGAGTAGATTCTCTTAAAGACCGTGCTGCTGATAGAGATGCAAGGGCACAAGACGTACTTGCTGTTCGTAAAGGTAAGATTGCATCTGTATATCCAGAGTTCTTTCCAGAGGGTGTAGACGCAAACGTAGTTGCAAACTTTATTGACATTGTTGCCCGTGATTTGTCAGAAGTTATGGCACCGCTTCCTGCAGTTAACTGCTCAGCCGCTAATCAGGTATCTGACCGTGCTCGTTCTTTTGCTGACAAGCGTACTCGCATTGCTGCTAACTATTTTGCTCATTCAGATTTACAAGTGCAGATGTACACAGGTGCAGACCATTACATCACATTCGGTTTCGTCCCATTCATAATTGAATTAGACGAAGAGGCAGGGCTGCCGCGTATTCGTGTAGAAAGTCCAATTGGGGCTTACCCAGAGTTTGACCGCTACGGACGCTGCATTGCCTTCGCTAAAAGATATGAACTATCAATTGCTGAGTTAGTATCACAATTCCCAGAGTACGAAATGGAACTATTGGGTAGAGATGGATACGAACAAAACTTAATGGCAAGGATTGACTTTGTTCGTTATTACGATAAAGACCAATCTCTTATTTATGTTCCTAGCCGTAGCAATCTAGTTCTTTCACAAGCGGTTAATCCACTTGGAAAGATGATGGTTGTTGTTGCTAGACGCCCAAGCGTTGATGGTGAAATGCGTGGACAATTTGATGACGTACTAGGTATCCAACTACTTCGTAATAGGTTCGCATTACTTGCGATGGAAGCAGCGGAGAAATCTGTACAGGCACCAATTGTTGTCCCACAAGATGTTCAAGAAATTGAGTTTGGCGGAGATTCTATTATCCGCACAAACAATCCTGCAGGTGTTCGCCGTGTTGAACTGCCTATACCTAGCGGTGCATTTACTGAACAATCATTACTACAACAAGAATTAAGAACTGGTACACGTTATCCAGAATCACGTACTGGTAATCTTGATGCAAGTATTATTACTGGTCAAGGCGTTCAAGCCCTTATGGGTGGCTTTGATACACAGGTTAAATCTGCTCAGGCTATTTTTGCCTCTGCCCTTAAAGATGTTATCTCAATTGCATTTGAAGTTGATGAAACATACTTTGACTTTGAGAAGACAGTTCGTGGTGTAGATGCTGGTTCTCCTTACAGTATTGACTATAAGCCTTCTAAAGATATTAAGAGTGATTACTCAGCCGATGTTCGTTATGGCATGCTTGCTGGTCTTAATCCAGCACAGGGACTTATCTTCATGCTACAAGCATTAGGTGCTAAGATTATTTCTAAAGACATGGTTATGCGTGAACTACCATTTGGTATTAACGTAACTCAAGAACAAGAAAAAATTGAGATTGAAGAAATGCGTAACTCTTTACTGGGTGCGTTAGGGGCGTATACTCAAGCAATACCTCAAATGGCTACACAAGGAATGGACCCATCTGACATCATTGTAAAGATTTCAGATGTAATTAAAGCCCGTCAAAAGGGAGTAGCAATTGAGGATGCAATTGAAGAAATCTTCAGACCTGAAGAATTACCTCCTACTGGCGCTACACAGGTTGAGCAAACGTCCCCTGCTCCCGCTGCTCCAGTAGGAGGCATCCCTCCACAAGCAGAACAAGGTGGACTACAAAGTCTTTTATCTAGTTTAAATTCAGGTGGCGTAGGAACCGCTAGTGCAAGGACAGTAGTAAGAAGATAGTTTAGAAGGGGACCATGACTGCAATAGTTGGAATACAGGGTAAAGGCTGGGCAGTACTTGGCGCAGATACTTTAACCACATATACAGACAGACCTTATGTTGCTAAGGGATGTGATAAAATAGTAAAAGTTGGTGAGTATCTAATTGCAGTTGCAGGTGATGCAATTGTGGGAGATATCCTTAATAACTTATGGCAACCACCTAAAGTAATTAAGACGCAAGACCCAGATAGATTTATGATGATTAGAGTATTACCATCTATAAAACAAACTATAATAGATGGTGGATACGACCCAACACCTAAAACAAAGAATGATGATGACTCAGGTTGGGATGCATTAGTTTGTTTTAATGGAAAAATATATCAAGTTAGTGATGACTATGGGTATATGCGAGATGATAAAGGTTTATATGCAATAGGTTCTGGTGGAACCTTAGCGCTTGGTGCGTTATCAGCAATGGAGTCTGAAACTAAGACTCATGCCAAAGCATCAGGGGCTGCAAAGAAAGCAATCAATATAGCAATTCAATACAATGTGTGGTGCGGTGGTACCGCAAATGTTAAAACACAATTTACTAAGTAGGAGGAAGTGTGGCACAGCAAGGTGGATATAGAAAACCGAATAACCCAGCCCCAGTATCAGGCCCTGGCTCTCTTAGTCAACGCACTGATGGGGGTCCAACACAACCTGCAACCTACATATCAGGATTACCATACGGACAAGGACAACAAACCTACGACAATCAAGTAGCAGCGCCTATGGCTGGTAATCCAATACCACAAATGGAAATGCCAACGCCATTGTTAGCGCCTACTGCACGTCCTTCAGAACCTATTACTACTGGAATTGATATAGGTGCTGGTGCTGGTTCAGAAGTAAAACCAA